CTTTCTTTCTGTTCATTATTTAATTTTTCTTTATTGAATTGCCAATAATTTTTGTGGTAGTCTTGATTTTTTTCCAACCACTTTTCTCTCGACTCTTTTCTTTTTTTATTCCTCTCCTCTTCCGTAAGAAAAGTTTTATTGCCTAACCCACCAAGAGATTCATTAATAAGAATTCCGCCATCAATTTTTCTTCCATAAAGAAAAATCATATATTTTTCAAACTGAAAACTTTCTTCTTCATTATTAAATTTTTTTAAAATAAGTACTTTTTCTTTTTCAGGAGGAGAAAATCCACCATTACTTCTACGATGTTTTACATAACATCTTTTACCACTTCCCTTTCCGATATAATAAGGAGTTTTGTCTTCTCTCAAATAGGCATAAACATACCACATATTAAAAAACTAATTTTGCTCTGGAAGTCTTCTTGAGAAAATTAAGTTCCATTGCTTCATATTTAATCTTCTCTTTCAGAGGTTTGGAAATCAGTTTTGGAACTGACTCCAAATCAATATTATTATTTTCGCAAAAATGAATAATAGCATCAATGTAACTCATTTCCACATTGACTTGAACAAGATTTTCGATCTCTTGGGCAAATCTTGATGGACAGAAGAACTTATTCTCTAATGCTTTTTCTAATTCATTCTCCATCTGACCCAGTATTGTGATGTACAAATTCTTTAATATAACGAACTAATAGTTTAATATAATCCCCTTTGTTTCTTTTGTCAAACACCTTGACTTCCCCGCCAGGAGTCACCATAAGTGTAATGAGTTTTTTAACAACTTGTCCTGTGAGTTCGTAGTAAGCAGCAGCATAGAAAGTTTCTTGAACAAAATAGTTTTCAATCCACTGCTCTGGTTTGATTTTTTCTGATGTCTTGAAGTCAATGACTGCTAATTCTCCTTCATATTCAGCAATACAATCAACTCGTCCAGCAAGTCCAAGGTATTGAGAGTAGAGAGTTCTTTCAATTGCATGAATATTATTTATCTTATCCAGATAAGGTTTCGCGTGATGAAACATATGCTTTGTCAGGAGTTGATAATCATTCCAGACAAGTTCTTTATTTTCAAGATAGTCCTGACAGACTTGGTGAAAGTCAGTTCCTCTTGCTGTTGCTCTTTTTGTAATCCGATTTGCCTCTTCAAGTCCTACACGCTTTCTCCAATCAATAAAGATCTGACGATTGTAGAAAGAGGTGACTGAAGTGATTGAAGGCACCCACTGACCATCAGGAAGATGGTACAGGCGGATGCCGTTTGTTTCTTTCTTTTCTAGTTCAAGTTCACCTAAAAAATTATGATGAGTAAAGGTCATTTCTTTTTTCTTTCTAATGCTTTTTGACGAATTTTTTCAATTGTTTCCGGAGAATGTTTTCTCCCATACATAGGATTATTTTCTCCGAATACATTATGATGGTTTTCACTTATTTTCTTTTTAGTTTCATTACTTAAAGTTTTTCCTTTATGTGATGATGAAATTTTAGATTTTGTTTCTTCAGATAATACTCTTCCTAAACAATTTTGGTTTCCTTTTAAAGATTCACTCATTTTTTGTCTTGTCTCTTTTGTATGTTTTTTTCCATACATTCCAATTTTTTGATTTTTATGAAGTTGTTTTACTCTTTCAGAACACTCTTGTCTATATTCATCTGTTGGTTGCCAACCAAAAATTCCATCACCACCATCAGTCAAATTATATCCATTAGGTGCCTTTGTATTATACTCTTGAATATAAAACATTTCAAGTTCATACGCTCTTTCTGCGCTTTCAACTTCTTCAATTAGTTCTATTGAGAACTTTTGTTTTCCATATTTTTGAATTGCTTCTGTTAAAAGAAAACCTTTTTTAGTGTGCTGTAAGAACCTCTCTTCAAGAGAAAATTTTGTTATTCCAACGTACTTTTTATAATTTAAAAGATTGGTAATTAAATAAATTTTATACATTAACAGTTCATAAAAGTTACAATTATTTATATAAACTGGAACTTTTATGAACTAACATATTAAAGAGTAACTCCCAACTCATATTTTGCTGTTAGGTACTCTTTAACTATTCCGGAACGGACCACATCTTCGATTCCAAATTCAATAATATCAAAAGAGGGCATTACTCTTAAAATTTTCATAAAATCAATAATACCATTTCTTTCGCTTGTTTTGATTAAATCACTTTGGGTAGCATCACCACAGAACATAATTTTACTGTTCTCGCCTACACGAGTAATAATTGAATCCAGCTCGTGACCATTTAAGTTAGCAAACTCATCTACGATAATGATAGAATTGTCCAGAGTAGTTCCGCGAATAAAAGAAGTACTCCAAAAACTAATCGTTCCTTGAGTTTTGAGGTTTCCATAGAGCATCTCAAAGTCTGCATCAGATGGCATTTGGAACATATACTTTACCATATTTTTATATGGGATTTGGTAAAGTGAGGATTTATCTTCGTGATCTCCAGGAAGAAAACCAATTTCACGAGTCGCAACAAGAGATCTTACGATGTAAATCTTTTCGTAAGGACTTCTTTCATCTAAAACATCTTGAAGAGCATTATAAAGAGTAATAAAAGTTTTACCTGTTCCGGCACAACCATAAGCAACGATGTTTTGATTTTTTTCGTATGCTTGATATAACAGTTTTTGATTATCAGTAAGAGGTTCAATATCTCTCATTAAATCCAAACCGATTGGTTTCTTGCGTTTCATTTGTTTAGCAGTCATTCCAACACCAATCGGTTGATCGTCTACTCTTTTTCTTCTTGCCATTTAGATTTCTGTAAATGATTTGTAATTTTTAATATATGTTCAGTGAATGAAGATACATCCATATCACTTTTATATTATAACACGGTTTAAACAGGTTTAACTTTTGATCCCGGCACCTTACTAGCACGTTCTAATACAGAATTCCATCCTGGATGAGACTTTTTAAGTCGATCATAAACTTCACCAACTTCACCTGAAGCAGGACAAGTTGATGGATCAGACCAATCTCTATCCCACTCAGGATTGTCTTTCTTCCACTGGTCCCAATCGTGAACACTCATACTCACTTCTTTTTGTTCACCAGTTTGTTTATTATAAACGGGATATGTTGCCAAAATTTCGCCTCCTAAATTATATGTTTATAACCAGATGCCTTTCCATTTCTAATTTGAGAAACCAAAGACGGAGTTATGTTGTATTTAGATGCAAGTATTACACCCTTTTCTAGACTATTTTTAATTTCTTTAACCTGAGACTCAGTTAACTTTCTTTTAGTTTCTCTCATTCGTTCTATTGCTTCTGGACTACAGGTGGATCTACACATTCAGAACATCCTTCACGAGTCCAACTAAGTGCTTTAGAAACTGCAGGGAACTGACAGGTAAAGATACAACGAACTGCTTCTGCAATCTCCATATGTTCCTTTTGGGTGCCATTGGCCGAGCGAAGAGTTACATAGTGGATCCAAGACCTTACAGAACCTGTCATATAGAGTCTTGTGGGCGTCGCTAAGGGCAATACGAACCTAGCGCACTCCTTTGCCACTCCTTTCTCCAGAAGGCGGTTGTAGATCCTCTGAGACTGCTCAAAATGCATTCTGATGTCTTCTAGTAGTGTCAGTTTCAAATAGTCAGGAAGATCATCAATACTGTTCTGGCGATTCTTATCATCTTGCCTACGAAGTTCAGGAAGAGGAATAGTTTGATTCAAAAGATTTGTATCAGCATACCTTTGAGAAAACTCTTGAAAAGTAAAACTTCTATGACGAAGAATTTGAGCAGCAATACCTCTTGTGGTATTAATCTCTACAGTCATTGTTGCTTGCTCAAAGATGCTCCAGTGTTGATGCTTAATACAATACTTAAGAAGTCCTTCAAAACTTTCGTTATCCTGATTCTTTGGATTTGAAACTCTTGCACAATAAGCCATATGCTTTTCTGCATCTGGTGTTACGGAAACAAGTTTAACTTCTGGTTTCATAAATTCAAATTCATCAAGCATTTCTTTCACAGTCCATCTCCATCATCGTCATTGGTCAGTTTATACTTTCTATTTATTTTTACTGGTCCATAGATATCATCGTCTTCCTCATCATAAAAGACTTCATCATAATCGCCAATATAAGGAGCAATCTCTTCATATTGAGGTTCTGGTTTATAAGAATCTATATCAGAATAGACTTCTGATTTAAGACACTCAACAAGAGACTCTAGATTCCTTATGATTAGTTTAAGCTTTTCTTTATCCATTAATATCAAACCTCACAAAGGTAATTATACATAAAAAAAAGAGGGGAGTCAAGTCCCCTCTTAATCATTTTGCTGCCACCAGAGTAGCAAGAGATGCTTTCTGACGCCTCTCTTCTTTCTGTTTTTGTTCTTTAATTAGTTGTAGGAAGTTGAGTTTTTTCATCACTTATGCCCCTCTTTTACAAACTTAACACCACGATAGGTTTCGTCGTATTGTTGGGGTTGTTGCACCATTTGTTGTTGATATTCGATACGCTTTTGAGTATCATATTCAACTCCTCTGTAAACAATTTTTGCCATTGAATTTCTCCTAAAGAAATGAGAGTTTTAATTCCCGTTCCTTTGGGCGGCGTTTCCGTTCACTATTTCCGAATAGCGAATGAACGATAATGCGTTCCGCGTCGTCCTACTTGCGTCCTCTAAAATGAGGATGAACGTAAGGTCATTATAGACCCGTTAGTATAGTTAGGCAAGAACTTTTGTAACTTTTGTTACAATTATCTTTCAATATAACTCAAAGTATGACTTTGAGCAAAAAGTTGATGAATGATAATATCACATCCAATTTTTGGATTACAATCTCCACAGGTATATACATCTACTGCTGCCTTACCTTCCTCTGGCCATGTATGAATACTAATATGACTTTCTGAAAGTAAACAGAGAACGGTAACTCCTTGTGGTTCAAACTTCTTTGAAATAGTTTGAACTATTGTAGCACCGCTTGCAACTGCTGCATTTTCCAATAAGTCTATAAGACAACGCTCGTCGTCCAAAAGAACAAACGAGCATCCATACAAGTTAAGTAGATAATGCTTCCCCATTTTACAGTGGATTCTCCTCCGCTTCCTTAATCAATGAACTCACAATCTCTTCTGTGCCGTCCATTGTTTTGATAGCGAACAGAGATGACTTTTGATATTTTTTAATTTGTTTATATTTCTTTAGAACAATATCTATATTATCTAAATCAATAGTAATTTTTGCGTCTTTTCCAATTCTATTTTCTTTTCCTTGACCACCAAATCCTGCACTCATTTTCTTTTCTTTTTTTCAGGTTGTTTTGTCCCCCAAAGTCTTGGGTTAGTTCTTCCATATCCAAAATCAATTTTTTGAACTGATCCAGGACCATACTTATCATAGTACATATCAAATAGACTAACTCTTTTATGGCAACGTGTTAGATCTAGATATTGTTTTCCATCAACATTATACCAAATCAAATATGCATCATTAGGAAACGATGTGTCTTTTGCTTTTTCAAGCGTAGTTTTTTCTAAAAGAATTTGACATCCATACTCATGGGGCAGAATTTCTTTTTCTTTTTTTGGTGATTCTGCCATTTTTTTCTTCGCTCCCACAGTTACTGTCATGAACGTCCTCCCCATTGAATATCGGGATAGGATTCACTGACAATTTCTTTTGTTATTTTATATTTAGTTTGAAGTCTCTTATCTTTAACAAGCACTAAAATTTCTGCTTCTCTTGGATGGAGACCTTCAAGGATATTAATAAACATCGTTTCTCTACGAAGAGAACTCAATTCATTATTTCCTCCTCTTACGAAATTATAAAACATAGTATATTCTTTTCGAATCGTAGATCTTCCTTGATCCATAGATCCTAAAGAATTAGAACTAAGTTCATCCATTTTAGACACTGCATCATTAATTTTAGAACTTAATGTTCCACTATATGAGGTTTGTTCTCCTGCACTAGCGTAAGGAACATCTCCTTCAGGAAGTAATGAGATAATAGATTCATCAAAATTCCAAATTAAAATCGTTTTAAGTGAAGGATCTTCATATTTTTGAAGTACCTCTACTTTTTTTGCATTTGTCCTTTGCTTTGAAGCAAGGTCTAAAACTTCAAAAGCAAAAGGGTTAACAGGAAGAGATGCTACTGTTTCTTCAGTCTTCTTCCTCGTCTTCGTAGTCGTCATAATTGTAATCGCTATTTTCAAATGTTACTGCAACTATTTCGTCAGGGATCACCTGCCCATTTTCATCAAAGAACTCTGGATGCAAATAAGGAGGTTTATTTTCTATTAGGTGCCTGTATGTCAACCAACCTATTATACCCCCAACCATAAAAAAGAGCAAAGTGAACATTACTGAGAATGTTATTACATATGCTGTTTCCATTTTTCTTTCTCCAGAGAGTTTATTTTTTCCTTATATCAAAGTGAAATTCTATAAAAAAGTGAAACTCTCTTTGAAAAAGAGAGATCATTTTACCAAACTTCACTTGAAAAGTCTTTGGTTTTGGTGATCTCTTCCTCCTATTCCTAAGTAATAATTCAACACCTCTATTAATTTGAGGTTCTGACTTATTTAGTTTTCTTTTTTCTCCTTCCTGGTCTTCTATCATGGTCGTATCTCCAGGCATCTTCAAGAATATTATACAAATAATTTCTTATCTTTCTTGCTTGTGGTTTTGGAATATATCCATATGCTTCACGAAGTTGCTTATGAACTTCATCTGCCCCACCCTCAAGATAATCATCCAAGTCCATCACAAGTTCGTTTATTTCATTAGCCGTTGGACTTTCAATGAACTCTTTAACTTCTAATCTTTTTGTTCCACGATCTTTCAAATAATCATAAAAACTCAAAACAAATTTACCATTAAAAGCAAAATCAATTGCTTTTTCAACATCATTATAGACTTCGTGAAATGTACTTTCCATTAAACTAAATTTTGCTCCCTAAGGTATTGAACTGTATCTGTACAACCACCAATATGTTTATCATCTACAATCACCTGGGGGAAAGTAGATCCTTGACCAAACTCAGAGTAAAATTCTTCTCTTGTAAAATCTTCATTTAACTTATAAACTACGTGTTGTAATTCTGCTAATTGCAAAACCTGTTCTACTTTTGAACAATATGGACAACCATCTTTTGAATAAACCGTAAATTTCATAATTTGAAACAAAGTATTAACTTATTTTATATATTAAAACAAAAAATGGAGAGGATTTCTCCCCTCCATCATAACACCCGAACAATTAAAAGTCAAAAATCACATATCTAAACCATAATCTTCTTGATACACATCATCAATAGGTGGAAAATCTACATTATCCTGAAAGTCAATATTATATTCTGGATATTCTACATAAGGATCTTCATTTTCCAAAATAAGTTCTGGTTGATGATTATCTGACGGATGATCTTCTAAGAATTTGTCTATAAGGTCTGCAGTATTTCCGTCAGGAGTTTCATCATTTTCAGCGTTATTGTTAGGTCCTGAGTTACCTGGAGCATCTTGATCTCCATTACCCCATCCGTTGTTACCTTTACTTTCTGAGTTTCCTCCACCTCCTCCATTATCATTATCATCATTATTATTTGGATTTTTATCTTCTTTAGGTCCATCATTCTTCATATCGCCTGGTGGTTGATTTGGTTCTGGGTCTTGTCCATCTTGATGATTTCCTTTTCCAGGATTATCTGATGCCCCAGTTTCACCATCCCAAGGAGAATTACCCACTTCCTTATCATTACCAGGATTACTACCAACATCTTCTGGATTTGGATCTTCTGGTTCCTCAGGATCTTCTAAATCTTCATCATTCTCCGCATTATTATTTGGCCCTGAATTGCCAGGAGCATCCTGATCCCCATTTCCAAATCCATTATTCCCGTCATTATTTGGAGACCCATCATTGCCATTACCATTCCCATTTTGGTGAGAATTACCTTGTTCTCCTGGAGTTTCATCATTCTCCGCATTATTATTTGAACCTGAATTTCCAGGAGCATCCTGGTCTCCATTTCCAAATCCATTATTTTCTTTATCCTTATCTTTAGGGTCTTCTGGATCTTCGGGGTCTTCTGGATCTTCGGGGTCTTCTGGATCTTCGGGGTCTTCTGGATCTTCAGGATCAACAGGAGGATCAACTGGAGGTTCCTCAGGATCAACAGGAGGATCAACTGGAGGTTCCTCAGGATCTACAGGAGGATCAACTGGTGGATCAACTGGAGGTTCCTCAGGATCAACAGGAGGATCAACTGGAGGTTCCTCAGGATCTACAGGAGGATCAACTGGTGGATCAACTGGAGGTTCCTCAGGATCTACAGGAGGATCAACTGGTGGGTCCAGTGGAGGAACTACTGGAGGTTCTAGAGTAGGAATTACAGGTTCTTGTGGATCTTGTCTATCAGGAACCTCAGGACTATTACTGACACCGACAGGGATATTAACAGTGTCAGGTAAGTTATTAGTATTGGCATTTGGTGGTCTTGATGGATCGTTTAATGGAACTTCTGAGTTGATATTTTGTTGATTAGGAACTCTTTCATTCAAAGCAAAATCACTTCCACCAGAAGCAAGGTCTTGTGGATTATTAATACCAAGATCAGAGTTTATCTCAGCAGTTGCTTCTACTTCACCAACACGAATTGGATTTACCTGTTCTACTGGAGTATTATCTCCTCCCTTTCCCCCTGGAGTATAACCTTCTGCAAAACGAGCAGCAGCATTAGGATCGTGAATAGTTGGATCCTGTGCTTGCTGATTTGTTCTTTGCGTTTCTTCAAGTTGTAGTTCTTCCATAATCTAATCTCCAATTACATTCAAGTATTATTTAGTTTTTTGAGTTGATTTGATAGGTTTTGCTGGAGGTCTATAAAGACCTGGCCAAGTATCTCTAATGATTTCTGCTAGTTTATAAGGTGTAGTGGAGGTTATCATAAGTCTTGTGTGACGGACATTATAAACATAAAGAAACCAAATGCTATGAAGAATGTGAGGATGAGGAGCATAGTTTTTGATTTGCGTATTCTATAACTTCCTGTATTGGTAGTTCTTTTGAGAAGTGCTCCGAACCACCTATTATACCATCAATTTTATTTTGGTGACATTTGTATCTATCTAGAATATATCTTTCACAATCAAATACTTCTTTATGTGATGCTTTCCATTCACCAAGTTCTTTTATAGTTTCAGTAAATCTATATTTTATTCCGTGGAAAGACCTACCAATCTTATAAGTTCCATAAATGGTTTCAATAAAATACAAGTAGTCTTCTCTATCAGACCACTCTTCCTTAAAACCAAAAAATCCATAACTTTTTGATACACCAACAGTTCCAGCATTCCAAGTTGGTTTCCCAAATGCAGGATTATTTTTTCCAACTTTTGATTTTCTCTTACAACAAAATGCTTCACCACCTTTCTCATAAGTTACAATAAAGTTTCTTATACTCATATTTCTCTGACCTGTGCAGGGGCAACTAACAACAACATCAGTTGACCTACGAACAAGTTTTTCTGGGAGATAAATTACTTCTAATTTTCTACGCTTACATTCAGTTATTACTAGGTTATGTAAATCCATAAGGTTGCTCATAACTTTCCATAACTATTTATACAATATACCATAAAAAAAGAGACCTGTAAAGGTCTCTTTGATTATTAGAAACTCAGCCGATTGTAGGAGCAGTAAGAGCAACTGGTGTTGCTTCTACGCTAGCAAGGTCAAGTGGAAAATTGTGCAATTGTGTTATCGTAAAGACTCTTTATTCTTTACTTCTTACTGTCGCCAGTAAGTTCAGACTATCTCTTCATCCGTTCTGGATGTCGGGCATTCGTGGATGGATTATTGTTGGGACTCACCATCTAGTCGTTAGACCTTTCAGAAAACTTAAACCCTTTCTGACTTGGTACGGGATTGTCTCATAGAGAGTTTCCCCGTTTAACCCGATTTTACTAATGCTTATTCCTAAGCAAGAACACCAACAAATCTAGCGTTCCGTTCGTGCATTACCTCCATGCCCAGACCAGCACGGTTCAGCACATCTGCCCAGGTGTTGATTACACGATTTTGAGAATCAACAATAGACTGGTTGAAATTAAAACCGTTAAGGTTGAAAGCCATCGTGGAAACACCAAGAGCGGTGAACCAGATACCAACTACAGGCCAGGCAGCAAGGAAGAAGTGCAGTGAACGTGAGTTATTGAACGATGCGTATTGGAAAATAAGGCGTCCGAAATAACCGTGTGCAGCAACAATGTTATAAGTCTCTTCTTCTTGACCGAACTTGTAACCATAGTTCTGTGACTCGTTCTCAGTGGTTTCACGAACCAGTGAGGAAGTTACCAGAGAACCGTGCATAGCACTGAACAGAG